CGGTAAGAATGTTACAAGTATTGTAAAACCAGCAAGTACGCTGCAACAAGAAAGATTACAAACATCGGGATTAGAAACAGACTGGGTGAGAGGTACTAATACTTCTAGTGCTAGAAGAGAAGCTCCTAGTATGGTGTTTGGTATAAGCACACCAGGCCCGCAAGATAGAGCAGGTCCTACTCATAGATACGGACCTGCTAATCAAGGTTCACAAATTAATGCTCCTTATAATAGGCTAGGTGGTAGCAGCTTTGTAATGGATGACGGAGATATGAGTTTGTTGCGAAAAACATCTGCTAAAGAAGGTGCTCCTGAATATGCTAATAGAGAACAAGGTGACAGATCAGGTGACGACACAATACCTGCAAATGAGTTAGTAAGATTACAAACTAGATCAGGACATCAAATACTTCTTCACAATTCTGAAGATTTAATTTATATTGCTCACGGAAGTGGCAATAGCTGGATTGAAATGACTGCTAATGGAAAAATCGACATTTATGCAGCAGATAGTGTAAGTATTAGATCTGAAAATGATTTGAACTTTACTGCTGAAAGAGATATAAATTTTACCGCTGCAAGAAACATTAATATGGTAGCGGATCAAAATTATAAATTACGTGTTGCAGAAAATTTAGATACTAGATCAAAAAATCAAAAAATATGGGTAGAAGAAGATGCACATCAAATTGTTACAAAAAAATATTATCAACAACAAGAAACATTATTTGTAACGACTGATCAAGATGGTAATATTACAACTAAAGGCAACCTTGAAATATATACAGAGTTTAATAGTAAAATTTATAGTGGTCAAAAATATGATGTAAATGCTGGACAAGAAATTAGAATTAATGCCGATGCCGATAGTATAAGTTTGAAAGCAGGTAATAATATTGCACTTCAATGTCCTCAAACAGCTTCAGTACTAGGTAATATAGTTACACTACAGGGAAGAAATATTAATACTAATGCAAGTAGCGGATTAACATTAACGGGACAAAATATTGGTCTCGGACCAGCAGCAACTATTACAACGGGTAGAGATATTAATCTTGGCGCTGTCAGTGCTGGCCCTCCTGCAAGAAATGCAGATGACCCTGAGATAGCAATTGAAGCTGAAGTACCGGAAGAAGCAGAAAAGGCATTTTATACAAAACGTGTCCCTGGACATGAACCTTGGCCTGATCACGAAAACTTAAATCCGGGCACATACAGTCCTGACGATACAGAAGTAGAAGAAACTGACGAAAGACCAGAAGCTGCAGAAGCAGTGTTTCCAACAATACAGGATACATTCGATAGATAATGGAATATTAAAATGAGTTCAATAGAAAAACAACTGTACAAGCAGATAGAAATAAAAACGAAAAACGCTAAGGACAATTTTCCTAATTTAAGTCCAACATATAAAGGGTTTAGTACAGCTAATTCTAGTAATAGTTCTAATAGATTATACGATATTAGCTTAATAAAGCAAGACATTATCAACCATTTTCATATTAGAAAAGGGGAAAAATTAAGTGATCCCGAGTTTGGTACAATAATATGGGACGTACTATTTGAGCCTCTCACAGAACAAACTAAAAATGTTATTATACAAGATGTATCGGAAGTTATAAATTATGATCCTAGAGTAGACGTAAATCAAATTAATGTTGATCAGTACGAAAACGGCTTAGTTATTACCTGCGAACTTGTATATTTGCCTTATTCTGTGGTAGAAAAATTGCGTTTTCAGTTCGACGAATCTGCAGGATTTTTAACAGAATAATTATATACGCACTTTTCAAAAAATGCTAAATATTTTAATATACAAGGAATAGCTCATGTCATCAACAGATAGACAAAATAGATTAATTTTAGCAGAAGATTGGAAACGTGTATACCAAAGTTTCCGTAACGCTGACTTCAAAAGTTATGATTTTGACAACTTACGCAGAACAATGATTAATTATCTGCGTGAAAATTATCCAGAAGAATTTAATGATTATGTTGAAAGTTCTGAATATCTTGCATTGATTGACTTGATTGCGTTTCTTGGACAAAATATTGCATTTAGAATTGACTTAAATGCTAGAGAAAATTATCTTGAACTTGCAGAACGTAGAGAAAGTGTACTACGTTTAGCAAGGCTACTGTCTTATAATCCAAAAAGAAATCAGCCAGCAAATGGACTTCTAAAAATAGACAGTGTAAGAACTACAGAAGAAGTTAGAGACAGCAATAATATTAATCTACAAGATCAAACTATAGTTTGGAATGATCCTAGAAATCAAGACTGGTACGAACAATTTATTAAAGTAATGAACACTGCTCTACCTGTTAACGGTACATTCGGACGTCCTAATAAAAAACAAGATATTAACGGTATTGCAACTGAACAATATCGAATTAATGCTAGTAATCAGGACTTGCCGTTATATTCTTACAACAAAGTTATCGACGGAAGATCTTTAAGATTTGAAATTGTAAGTACAGATATTACTAATGATTCTATTATAGAAGAACCACCATTTGCTGGAAATAGATTTGCATTTTTATATAGAGATGACGGTAGAGGGTTGTCTAGTCCTAATACAGGGTTCTTTTCACACTTCCGCCAAGGAACATTAGATCAAGGTTTGTTTACTATAACTAATCCTAGTAGTAACCAAACAGTTGCAATTGAATCACCTAATATTAATAATTCTGACATATGGTTGTATAGCTTAGACAGTTTAGGTAACGACAATGAAACATGGACTAAAGTTGATGCATTAGAGGGCAACAACATAATCTATAATAGTGTAAGTAAAGATATTAGAAAAATTTATAGTGTATTAACTAGAGTTGACGATAGAATTAGTTTAATTTTTTCCGATGGAACTTTTGGCGATTTACCTAGAGGACAGTTTAGAGTTTATTACAGAGTGAGTGCTAACGAAGTTATTACAATTACTCCAAAAGATTTTAGAAATGTTTCAGTTCGTATACCTTATATCTCAAAACGCGGAAAAGCAGAAACATTAACAATAATCTACAGCTTACAATATACTGTTACTAATTCTGTAGAAAGTGAATCTACAGAATCAATTAAATTTAATGCTCCTAGCACATACTATACACAAAATAGAATGGTAACAGGTGAAGATTATCAAGTAGCACCGTTAGGAATCAATCAGCAAATTGTTAAAACAAAAGCAGTTAATAGAACTAGTAGTGGCATAAGCAGATATTTTGACTTAATTGACGCTTCAGGAAAATACAGTAAAACAAATCTTTACGGAAATGATGGTGTTTTATACAAAGAATATGTTAACAAAAAAATTACTTTTGCATTTCAAACTAAGACTGATGTAGAAGGTGTTGTAGAAAATACTATTACACCTATTTTAAATGACAAAAAAGTAAGAAATTATTATTTCGATAGATTTCCTATTATTTCAACAATTGATCTAGGAATTACTTGGGAATCTACATCTTCTCAAACAAATTTAAGCACAGGATTTTTAAAAACTATTGACGGAATATCTTCACCGTTAGGATCTTTTACAAGTTCTATTTTATCTCTAGTTAATACTGGCACATTAGTAAAATTTGTAGCACCTTCTGGAAAGTATTTTAACAAAAAAATGCAGCTAATAAACGGAACTCCATTGCAGTATGGAGACAGCTTGTATAAGTGGGTCAAAATAGTATCAGTAGACGGGCAGGGAACTACTTTAAGAAGCGATAACACAGGAGCAGTGTATATAAATGACATTATTCCAACTGGAGCATTGCTTTCCGAAATAAAACCTGTACTTCCTAATGCGATAAGTTCTAGTGTAAAATCTCAAGTTATAGAACAAATTTTTGCATTTAAAACTTTTGGTTTAAGATTTGATCAAACTACTTCCGAATGGAGATTAGTAACAGAAAACAACTTATCTATTGGGTCAGAATTTTCAACAGGTAAGAGTGGAGACACTACAAATCAGCAGTTAGATGCAAGTTGGTTATTATTATTTGAAAACAACGGCGAAAGATACACTACAACATATCGATCAATGAGATATGTTTTTGAAAGTGATCAAGAAATTAGATTCTTTTATGATTCTAATGAAAAGATTTACGACAATAAAACTGGAAAAATTGTAAAAGATTTAATTACAGTTTTAAACATAAATTATCAACCTGATGCAACAGCTTCTTTTACTCAAGATTTTGAATGGGAAGTATCTGATTCATACAGAGATGCTGAAGGGTATATAGACAGTAAAAAACTTGAAATAAGTTACTATGACAATGATGAAGATGGTGTAGTCGATGATGCAAATCTTTTTGAAGAGATTGTGTCGCCGACAACAAATTCTACAAATAAAATTATTATATTTAAAAAGTTTGTTTCGGCCGACGGGGTAGAAGATTTTAATTATTTTAATAA